CTAAGATATCATTACGCTGAGCAGGGTTCGCTTCAGCACGTTTTACATCACGCATATATGTATCGTATGATACAGTTACCCCAATATTAGGAGAAGCTTTCATCCACATTTCAGGTTTTCCAACCTCTGAGATATCATCTAGTCTATAATACCAGATTGAAGTATGCGGGTCATCGAATTCACCTCGTAAGATTTTTAATAATTCCATTTTGATAGAATCACCAACCTTATCACGTACGGTACCTTCTGATGATACGGCTAGCACTACATAATCATCAACTCCACCTTTAGCGGCTGATTGTTCAAGTGCACCGATTACATCTTCCTTGATATCACCTGACAGCCATTCGTCGACTGTATTGTATTTTGAACGTGAACCTTGAAGAGAGTCTCGTCTCATAGGTCGAACTTCTAGAAGAGAATTTGTTAATTTGTTCTCAATACCTTTTTTGGTTGATTGAAGTTTTTGAGAAGTTTCGTAAGAACGAGACATCTTACTACCTGAAGTAAGTACTTTAAATAAAGGCCCATGGGCACGAGAGATTGCAGTAGCAAATGGGTCCATAACCTCATAAGCTTGACGCATTGTAGGGGCTGTAGTAATCTGTTGTGTAGTTGACGTATCTACAACAAGACCGTATGCTTGAATGGTTGTCTCATACAGTGATTTTGAATTACCACGAGCGATGATTAAGAATTGTCGATTGCGAAGACGTTTCTTCTTACGACGAATAACTCGCTGTCCCGTTTTAGGGTCAATGGTTTCCTCATCTGAGTAATAATACCATGCTAGTAGATCCTCTGCCCATAATTTGAAAGTCGGCAATAATGTCAATCTTTCACCATCGGTCAGAGTCAATTCGTTTTCACAAAACTCTACATAACCTGAAATAGCATCAGGATCATAGTAATAATTAGGATTAGCAATATCAGCATCTATCCTATTCATTTGCATAGATATTTCTCTATTAACAGGAATCTCTCCATTTAATACAGCCTCACGAAATGCCCCATATTCTTTTGGTATAGCAGTGTTGCTAAGATTTGACATATAATACCTCTATTATCTACCAGTGATACGGTATTGTTGGATTCGATCACGGCTAGCATTTAGTCGAGCTCTAGCCTTTTTTGAAAGTCCGCTACCTGAACGTTTTGAACGTTTAGTAGTTTTCTTACGTTTACGTGGGCTAATAGTAACGCTTCCTTTTCCACTTGCATCTTCATAAGTAGTACTATTACCTTTTCTTGTAATAAAGCTATCAGTAGTTGGGTCATAGTTTCCAGCAAGACGACGACGTTGCATACGTTCACGCATATCATTTAGTTGAGCTTGAGTACGTTTAGATACTTTTGGAGTTTTCTTACGTTTAGTAGCGCTTGAAGTTTTACCAGTAATACGTTGCTCTTGAATATGGTCACGACTAGCATTCAGTTTAGCTTGAGTGCGTTTAGCAGAAGTTGGAGCCTTACCAGTAATACGTTGCTCTTGGATATGATCACGGCTAGTGTTTAGTCGAGCTTGAGTGCGTTTAGATACTTTTGGTGTTTTTACGACTTTTGAACGTGTAACACTATTTGTGCCGTGACCTGTAATACGGTATTCTTGAATTCGTTCACGCGCAGCATTCGCTTTATCGCGGCCATCGATACGTTTATCAATAACCTTGTAGTTTTTATTCGTAAATTTATTAGCATCTCTAAGCTGTTTTTTCATTTCGCGTCGACCGTTAATCGGTGACATACGTTTTAATCTACTTTCAAGAGAGCCATATTGGCGTCGTTTAGCACGACGAGATAGGATAAGCGTCCTAAGTGCACCAGAACCTGAAAGTTCTGCTTTATATGGATATTGACTAGCTTTCTTAAGCATTTGTCTAGTTTTACCATTATGCTCACTAATATTTAATTTTGAATCGACAGCATTAGCATAGCGTTTAGTAGTCCTACTAGCATTATTAATAAAGCGTCCACTACTACTATAGAGATTAGCGAACATCTCACTTACTTTTCGTCCAGCCCTACGCGCTTCACGCACACGTTGTTTTGCTTCTTCAGACCATGCACGATGAAGTAGTACATCTTCAGTGTTATCAATAGCATGAAGAAGAATGTCTTTTTCATCTTGTAACATATTTATCCCCTTTATTTAAAAATTATTTACCGCCATTCATTTGACGATAATATTGACTGTACATTCCAGCTCCTTTACGGGCTGCTTTAACAATCTTACGAGCTGCTTCAGCACCTGCTTTAGCGTTCTCATAACGCTCTTTAGCTGCAGCGGTAGCGGTTTCGATATCTTCAAAGTAATCTGATTGTTTAGGATCCTTGACTAGTTTCTCTAGTTCCATGCTACCTGCTAGACCTGCAAGAGCCGCGATACGCTTAGCATTCTTTTGACGTTTAGCTTTAGCTTCAGCGGCAGCCTTAGCTTTTCGACTATTCTCTTTAGCATATACAAGTTGTTCAAGTTCTTGCTCAGCTTTAATTCGATTGATTTGCTCTCGAATAGCTTGAGTAGACATCTTATCACGATGCTTATACATATCGATATAGTTTCGTTCACGATCATGTTCGTTTACTTCGCTAAGTTTCTTTTTAAGCTTTTCGCTCTGGGCAGCGACTTCATCTTCTGCTAATTCTTTGGTTTTCTTTTTACCTTTGCTTAGCAGATTTTTAAACCTATTAAGACCGCCCTTGGATTTTGATTTTCTTAACGAACTACCATCAAAGCGATCATCTTGATAAGGCCTAGCTCCTGACCCTAAAGCGTACCGACCTGAGCGACCCTTAACACCTGATTGCAGGAGTGCTGATTTTAAGTTTTCACTCATATGGAATTTCCCCTTCCATCCGAGCACGCCATAAGGCTTCATCTGCAGACTCTTCGAATAATTTTTGGACATTTGATTGGGGTGTATCGAACTCTAACTGTGCACGAAGAAATACATACATTTTAGCAGGAGCTCTATTACCTTTGAAATCAGAACCAAAAAAGTCATCCCAATCTAAACTATCATTCGCAAATAAATCGATATGATGGCCGACTGAATTTTGAACAAGAGTCGACAACGAATTATTAATAGAAAGTATTAGCGTTTGCTTATACGCATCATCTTCTAAAATTTCCTGTGACGTACTTGGAATATAATCAATAGTGTCTGATAATATACTCATAGTTATTCTCCTTTACCATAATGTAGTATCTCCAGGTTTTCGTTCAACATATGTTGACTCATTCTTAGGAGCGTAATGAATAAGGTTGTGAGTATTTACAGAAACAGAAATAAGATTTTCTAGGTCGAATAATTTAGGACTCCCGTTAAGGATATCCTCTTCTGTTAATGGGTTGATATGATGAACGATTACCAATCCGTTAATTGGAAGACCTTTCACTCCAAGTTCATTGCCACGATCTCGTACAATAGCTTGCTTTCTTGCGTCTAACCATAGTGGGTCGTGATAGAATGCATTAGACATATGTCTAGGAGACCCATATTCGCAATCAAACAATTTTAAGTATTCTAACCTAGAATAGTAGTCATCAAACTTCATCATTCCGGAATAAGTTTTTGTATACCCACTCATTCTTCATTTTCATCAGGATCCTTACCTGCATACCCAGCGAACATTCGCATAGCTTCTTCATAGAGCTCATTACCAAGTCGCTCAGAATTGATAGCTTCTGTTTTGGCTGCGAGTAACTGATTTTGTAGTTCGAGATTCTTCATCTCCATCTTTTCTTTTGGTGATGAACGTTTTAACCAAAATACGATTTCAGCAGAAGATGCAGTTCCGTCCCGTAAACGTTGCTCGGAGAGTTCCATTGCAAGTGCTTGCATATACTCATCACGAGCTCGAGGGTCACGAGGTTTTGGCATAGCTTCAATTAGCTCACCTTCAAGTGGTTCTTCTCGTTTCATTAATTCAGACATATTATCGTTCACCATAGATAATTATTCTGTTTTTGATTCCTTAACAGGATTTGCTTCTTCGACCAAGTAAGGTTCGTTAAGAATGTATCCTGTTACACCATCAGGAAGTGTTGTACGAATCCAGCTAAGGCCTTCTGGGTTGTAGCCTTGGAATTCTGTGCCAACAGGATAAACTTCCAATACAGGAGCGTTTAGGGTGTCTGCTGAGCGCACATTAAGTCCGCCTTTGACAACCACTCGGTATGTAGTAAGATTATTATCCATGATTCTCTCCTTTCGTTATTATTTTAAGTGACTTAGCTATGGTTTCTAAGCCACTATAGACTAGTATTAGATAGGTTTACGGCTTGTTTTGTTAGGAATTAGGAGACCTAGTGCCACGTTTTATTTATTTCATTAAGGAGGTAACGTAAACGAATCGTCGAAATATTTTCACGTTGAAATTAGAAAGGTATTTATCATGTTTTAGAAAGGGTTGGAGATTACCGCACCCTTCTAATACTAGCCTGTAGTGACCTAGAAACCCAGAAGTCATTTTGAAAATTTCCCATCGGGGATTTTTTGAGTTCCATCACCGATGTAGAGAGGGCTGATAATTTCAGACCCCCCCCTACCTATGCCTGAGTTTTGTAGTCAGGATAAAGATATCCTTCTACACTCGGGTCATTATCATCTGGGATTTCAGGATTTCTAACTAAAATAATGTTATCATAAATGTTTTGTTCAGCTATCTGAAGCTGTGCTTCGCCCCAAGCGACTGAGTTTGATAAGTCTGTTGGATCAGGGTTCAAAGTATCATAGATTCGAGCAAGATATGATGTAAGATTATATCCGTGTTGAATGTCCCATTGATACCATTGTTCATACTCAGTCCATGGATTGTATGGATTATCTTCTGTACTTAACATGTACTCATTCATTAGTCTTTACTCCTTTCTATGAATTGTTTTTAACTGCACGTTGAACA